CCCCACCCAGGTATTTCTTTGCTCAATACGGTATTGGCGTGCTGAATCGCTGACTGTAATTCAATGTTTCTGCGTTGTTCAACGTCTTGCTGTATCGAGTTAATCTTACCTGTCAACTCTCCCTTTTGTTGCACTAGCTCCTGATATTTCATCTGGAGCTTCATTGCATCAACAGGGTTTTCATTTATAGCGTCATTCCAGTCTAATCCTGAAAACTTATCGAGCTGGTTATTCACCATCGTAAGATCGGAAAACTCTTTTTGAAATTGTGTTACCGCCTGTATAGCCACTTCGGCATTTTGCCGTTGTGATTCTATCGCTTTGCGTTGCTCTGCAACTTCCTGAGTTTTCCGGGTATAGTCAGACTGCCTTAAAAGAGCTTCTTTTAACTCTTTCGGTAATTTGTACTTTTTGCCCTCATAATCTACCTCCTCTGAATCATCTTCTTCGGTTTCTGCGGTCTCGTCATCTGACTCCGCCTCCTCCGTTTCAGTTTCTTCTTCGAGTAGTTCTTCCGGCTCAGATTCCAGAATTTCGTCTGGTTGTTCTGCGTATTCGCCCATCGTATAGCTCCATAAAGGATCGCGTGCCTCACGGCAGGCTTAATTTAGCGGAGTTTCCTCCGCTGTTGGCATCAAAGACCTTGCGCTAAGCTCGGCTGCTTTGATGTGTAACTCGGCTGCAACTTCCTTTTCATGCAGGATCAATTCTCGCTCTTTCAACTGTAACTCGGCGGCTTTTATCTGTAAATCACCGGATTTGTTTTGTAGTTGCAGTTTCAATGTTTCATTTTCTTTTTGCATGATAGCATAGGCTTGTTGTCCTTGCTGTACTTGCTGCTGTACAGCTTGTATTTGCTGCTGAATTTCAGGCGGGATAGCGTTAGCTTGTGCAGCTGGTGGCAATAGCGCTTTCATGCGTTCGGCTATTTCATCAGCCCCAGGCCATTCAAGATTTTTAGCAATCAGGTCACCTATTAACGGAGCCGCCTGAGGAAATGACTGTATCAACTGCATCATCTGGTTAGCGGCTTCTTCGCGCCTACTGGTAAAGCTGGGCCCGGATTTAACGATAACGTCATACTTTCCGACAGTTAAATCATAAACTTTTTCGATGCCATCTTGAATAAACTTTTGATTGATCTTGATAGACTCAGGCGTACCGTCTTCTTTTAAAATCCTGATGACACGCTCTTTGCTATAAATGTGCGGTATTAAATCGATGATTATTTTACCAGCGTGACGAATAGCCCTAGACATGTTGTCGATGAAATGAAATGTCGATACGTCACCCTCTCGCTGTCTGGCAAGAATCGCCTTTCCTGATGTCTCATTTGATCTTGCACCCAGGCTAGCGTCATATATGCCGATGATGGCTTTCATGTCGTCACTAGCGGATAGGGCAAGCTGCAAATCACCAGCAGGAACTCCACCCGCTGGTGTCCTGAATGGCGCTTGTGGACCATCATATTCAATAAATGCGTGGTTCTGATTGTTGGCGCTTAGCCATTTTTCAGCGTCTGTTTCTGCAAATCCTACAGGCCCAATCCACGGTGATTTTGTATCAAGTGCGACTTTCTCAACCGCTGATGTGCGCCAATAGTTGTATGATTCCATTGCTCCGCGCGCATGATAATGCAGGCTAAAAAACTGCCTAACCCCATCATCATTAACCTCGTCACCGTACACAGGTATGATAGGGATATACTGGCCAGGCCATTCGTTTTTCTCGAGTACCTCAGCGCCTGACAGGATGTATTGCGTTACATCATAGGTTTTGCTCATACGCTGGTTTGTCACCTGTATTCCTGTGGCATCCAGAATATCACGTGCCTCATTCAATTCATCTTCGCTGATTACCATGCCGTTTGAAAGCTGGTAAATCATTTCATCTTCTTCTTCGCGTTCCCAGTATTCGGCGATCATCACATGATCATCAGTAATCCAGTCCGGTAGCGATTGAAAATCATGCTCCCAGTCAACGGCTTCGGCTTTCTTGTATTTAGTTTCAAACTCTTCTTTTGTTATCCAGTCAGTGACAAGAGCCCTGTTCCAGTCGCTCGAATCGCCGGCTTTGCTGTTTGTATCTCTGTAGACAACGAGCGGGTTTGGCACGCTATCAATGCATATATCCAGGTCAAACATGTCATTATGCGGATAGTCCAGCTTAATGCGTATATAGCCAAATCCACCACTACACGAATTTTCTATGGCTGTGTCATAAGCAAAGTCGGCGCATGATTGAACCTCTATGTTACGGACTATACCCTCTAATATTTGAGCGGTGTCCTTGTCTGAATCAGAGCCTACAGGCAGGATTGATATTGATGGTTTGTTTTGGCGTGAGTCGTTAACGACTTGCCGAATGAATGAGGGCGCTTTATTGAATGTTAGGCACGGCCTACCCTCTAAATCTCGTTTTCTTTTAACATTTGGAGGCCACTGCTCGCCCAATCGGCTAAACCGAATGTCCTCCTGATAGCGATTCCTGTTGTCCTCATCAGCGCTTTTTGATGTATCGTAAAACTCTAACGCTCGTTTTAAAATAGCATCATCATCAGTATCATCAAGATTATTATCGGGTTTTTCGCCTTTCATGCGCTCTCACAGCGTGATTTTAAAATAAGCTATATTATAACATAAATAATGTCAAGCATTATCCCATCCAACCAGAAACAACCTCTGGTCGCCTGTGCTCTTTACGTTTCCGGTTGAGGATATCAACTGATATGGCTACCATACCAAATGCATCAGCAGCATGACTCGCCCAGTCGTGGTTAGGACCCAATCCTATCCCCCTGACCTCATCTTTCTTTTCGTGATACCAGCCCAGCGCATCCAACCCACCAGCGCATTTTACCTCATCAAACCACATATTGTTAAATAGTTTGCGTGATGCCTCAACGCGACCCATCGCTGCCCCCGCGCCTTGATTGTCGATTATCCTGACACTAAAACCAGCTTTTCGAACCTCTCCCTCGTACGTCACACCATACAGTTTGTCGCTCTGCGCTCCGTCATGAGGTAATACTATCTCTGCATCGGCATAGCCATTGTTACGCATCCAATTCAGGTGTGTGGCCAAATCCTGCCCTTGCGCCTCGTAATAGTTTAAAAATCGTATCTCTTTGCCAATAAACTGACATATCCATATAGCGCATGCGTCTGCTTTTGCACCTGTGCCACCTATGTCCCAAAATGCCCAGAACCTCATGATGGGATCAAGTGCAATCTTGCCAATTCTCAGCTCCGCTCTGGCTAGTGCCAAATGTTTAGCATAATAGGCGCCCGATGATACAGTGATATAATCACCCTCCCAAATATACGCATACTGATCTGGTTCTAGTCGCAGGCAATCCAGGCGCTCCTGTTCGAGCTCAGCCGGAAAATACGGGTTGTTATTCCAGTTTGACCTAACAACTATTGCACCTGTCGGCAGGCTATCACCACGCAACAAAACATCAATTGGGTCTGTTTTTCGCCGTGGGTTCCAACTTGCCCAAATCTCTGAGCCGGGGGCTCTTATGGTGGGTCTGAGTAATGATAGCGACCGGCTGGATAATGTCTGTGCCTCCTCTATCCATGCCCTACTACAGCCCTCCAATGATTTAATAGACTCGGAGTTATGATCCTGCATACCCTGAAACAGGATTAGCCCGTCTCCTGGAGTTTGGATGACCTCGTTAAATATTTTAAATCCATCTTTTTCTCCAAGCCCAAACTCCTGTATTTTTATTTCCAGAAGGCGCTTGGCCGATTCCTTTAAATTTTTCTGTACTTCTCGGATGCAGACCGACCTAATGCCCCTATCAACTAAATGGTCATCTATTAAAAGTCCAGCAAAAAAATGCGACTTTGCAGAGCCTCGACCCCCATGGGCGCCTTTGTATCGTGCCGGAGCCAATAACGGCTCAAAAACTTCGGGGATGTTAATCCGTATTGAGCTCATCCGACCCCGCTATTATTCTCTCGTTTTCCTGGCGCACAATGACCCTGTGTACAATTTGTATAGGATTTTCCGGTTG